ATAGGTTTCTCTTCAGTGACGCTGAAAAAGCTAAATGGAGTTCTTTTAGATTAAAATCAAACAAATCAAATATAGATTTGATCAAATTTAATACATCTCATATCATTGATATGATTTGATAAGATTTGATAAGATTTGATAAGATTTTAATTAACTGTTTGATTACAAATATAAATTCACAATTTATTTACATCTATTCCGATTTCGGTTAAATATTCTCTCAATGTTTTTTCTCCACTATGTTCCGTTCTCAATCCAAATTCCATTGACCCTGAATAATGTTGAGTACTAAGATCTAAGAATTCATCTTTATTTTCTAATTGTCCAAATTTTTTATCGACAACATAAGATATAGCAATTCTCAGATCTTCCAAATTTTTTATTCGACCAAAATAACTATTGGATTCATACCAAAAATCAATTTTTTCTTCCATTCCGTTGCCAATTTTTTTACTCTTAACTTCTTGATATTTCATAATTTTTTAATTATTGGTACAACCCATTTAACTAATCGTTTTTTTCTAAAGTGTCCAATTTTAACATAAATTCTAAATACTATAAATTTTGGATTTGATGATCTTTTACCTAGATCATTTTGGAAAGTATATGTTACATAGAATTTGTTAATATACTCACTGCACATTTCATCAGTTATACCTGATTTACTTTTTAATGAATTTGCTTTAAAATTTCTAAACAAATCATCTAAAATATGATCTAACGGCGATTTATTTATAAAATCACCAAAAGTGAAATCACATAACAACTTATAGTATTTGCTATCTTTATGATCAAGCATTACACGACAACTTATTTTTTTAAATTGTTTTAACAATTTAAAAAAATGTTCATTTGAACAAATTTTATTTTTTTCCATATTTTATACATTAATCTACAAATATATAAAAGTTTTTATTATCATCAAATTTATTGTTTAGATTTCATCAAATTTATTGTTTAGATTTTTTCTTTAATTCTTTAACATCTTTAACTAATATATCTAATGTTGCCCAAATTTTTTTAAGATCTTCATCATCTTCATCATCATCATCCCATTCTTCCACATTTTCTTGGATATCTTCTACATCTTCTTGTATTTCCTCGACACCTTCTTGTAATTCATTGAGTTTTTTACCATGAGTATTCATACTCATTTGAATGAAAATTGATAGATATATTGCTTCTAAAGATACAACAGTTGTTAAAATTAATAAAATTTCTTGGGTATATGGGCTAAAAAAACACATAATAATAAAAAACAAAAAAATTACAGTATGAATCAATATAGATAAGGTTGATCCTATCCATCCCATTATATATGTAGCTATTTTTTCGACTTTAAGTTTTGGATTATTGATCTTTGATATGATACGTTTTCCTTTTTTCATAATTTTTGATTATTTTAGACTACAATATTATAAAAAAAAATATGGTAAAAGTTTAAAGATTATAATTATTTGTATCATTTACAAATGATTTTGCCAATTTAGTTTTTTTTGATGTTAAATCCACATCAAGTATAAAATCATCGAAATCTTTTTTATCGTTATTCCAATTCATTTCTCCAATCTTTATTCCGATATCAGAAAGATCTAAAATTATAACTTTTTTGTCAATAAATAAAAATATCGCATTTTTGTCGTTATCATAAAAAAAAATTATTTATTCTGTGCCCTAAAAAGTCACCATGTTCAAATTTATATGAAATCTCATTTAATATTTTATTTTCTATTCACATTTATAATATCTGATTCAAAAATTTTTTTAATTTTCATAATTGACCCAATTCGTCTTTTTTAATACCAATAAAATTAGATAGTTGTTCTAATTCGGTTTTATTCATATTAGATATCTTATTTAAAATTTTCTTTTTTGCATTATCATTATTAGTACCTTTCATTTGTTTAGATAATTGATCTATTGAATTGACCATAATTACATTAGATCCAATTTTATTTAATATCTGCATTTTTTGTTTTATTAAATCGAACAGTGTTGTATTAACCCAATTAATTGCACTTTTTTTATATGCCACTAAATTATCTTGCTCTGTTGCTTCTAAAATTTTACTAATCTTATAAATAATACGCTCAGTAGTTGATGTTTCAGAATTTGAATCTGGTTCTTGATTTATATTAGAATTATCTTTTATTGCAGGTATAGCTATTGTTGATGTATATTCAGATACAGCATTTGAGAATTGATCCTCTGGATAACTCATCAATTGCATTAAACGTTTATCTCTGGATCTCTCAAATATTTTCTCAATTGTAAACTCATCATTTTGTAATTTATCTACTACTAATTTTAGGGTAAAATAAAAATATTTTATTTCTTCTGTTATAATCTTATTAACAACATCAATAGATTCTGATTTATTTATTTCGTTCGCAATTATCGTTTGGTTTGTTTTAATAAATTTTTGGTAAAAATTAGATATATTTCTATCAATATCTATTTTTTTGATAAACGCATTAAATAAATTATTCAACGATTGTGTTGCGTCAGGAAATATTTTTTGATATTGAGTTTTCAAAAAATCAGAAACTGTCGATTCATTTATATTATAAACTGTATATTTTAGTATATTCATAATATTAAATTAATGATCCTTTTGCTATTACAAATCGACTATTTGGTGATTGGACTTGTACTTTTTCGTTATCGAGTTCTTTTAATACTTTAACCTTAATATCTTCACCATCGTTGTTAATATAACGATATTCTTTATTTATTTCAGGTTTAAAATCGACTTCTACGTTATTCGGATCAAACGTTTGTTCTTTATCTTTAGATTCTCCATAAGTATATGCAGCTTTAAGTTGACCTTTATCTACTTTAATGATTTTAATTGTTTTAATAATATCAATTTCTTTACCATTATCGTCTTTACCCTTTTTCTTATATCTATATGGTACTAATGTTTTAAATTTTTTACCACCAACTTCTATTTCATTGGAAATTTTTCCTTTTTCTAAAATTTTATTTAATTCTTGTATCTTTTTATTTGCATCCTTTAACTGTGCAGTTATTTCTTTTGCCTTTGGATCATCTCCATAAATTTTTAGTTCGGCAGTTAAAACGTCAATATTGAATTGTTCTTTTTTTATATCTATTATAGTAGCTAATTGGATATTTTTTTCTTTACCTCCCATTTTAACTAACACAGCATCCATTTCTTTAATTGCTAAATTTTTATTACTTTCTATTATTTTTTGGATTAATGCTTGACTTTTTTTCAGTTTTTCAATTTGATCATTATCAGGTTTAGGTTCAGCAGCGTTAGCGTTAGCGTTAGCGTTAGCGTTAGCGTTAGCGTTAGCGTTAGCGTCAGGTTTAGCGTTAGCGTTAGCGTTAGCGTCGGCTGCGTCAACTGGTTTAGGTTCAGCAGCGTTAGTAGCAGTTATTTCATTTATAGCAGCAGCAGCAGCTTCAGCTTCATTTAATTTTAAATTTTCATTTTTTGGCGTTTGAGTTTGTAGCTGTAAATTTATTTGAAGCTGATTTTTTAATTCAGTTTGTATTTTATCTATATATTTAGTATATATCGCAGAAACTTCTTTACCACCTTTAATTTTATTGATTAACGTTTTCAACTTATTAAATGCATTACCTAAAAATGAAAAAATATTTTCGTTTAATATTTCATTTTGACTACGATTAGCTAAAAATTCAGATTTATTATATAAATTCTTCATAATGAAATTGTATTTTTTATATATATATTAAAAATTAAATATCATTAATATATTTAATAAAAAAACAAAATATAAATTATGGCAGGTAGTCCTAGTGATAATGTAATTCAAGCATTAAAAGATAATAAAGCTAAACTCGATGAAAATATTAAAAAAATACAATCTCTGGGTGTACCAAATCCAGCAGACTTTATTATATCTATACTTGAAAAACAAGGCTTAATATTATCATACCGACAAATAGCTAAAAAAATGTTATTGATTAGTACAAAATCTTGTTCTAAACCAATGTCAGAAGAAGATGCACAATTATATATTTATGGAAAAGTGTACTATGAAAATGGTGTATTATTTGATAAAGATAAAAATGATCCAAATTCACCTTGTATAGCTAAACCTGGAGATGAAGATTATCAACCACCAATAGATATAAAAAACCATCCATTAATACAAAATATTGAAAAATTAATAAAAGATTTTAAAGATGGAGTAAAACAATTTGGTGTAAAATTAGGAGAATTTTTAATTGCTATACCTGCGGCTATTGCTGTTATTATAACATCAATCACAGCATTAGCAGCAGCAGTATTAATACTACCCCCAGGTGCTGGATTACCAACAGCATTAACGGCAGTACAAACAATGATAGCAGCAATTAAAGATTTACAAGCTAAAATTGCAGCGTTTCTTCCATATCTCGACCCTATCGTAGATGCCATAGGACTATTGCTAGATAAAGCAGGGCAAGTCGTTATTGGGGGTATAAATACAGTATTTGGAGTCGCAACAAAAATAACTGGATTAATAAGCGGTATAGTTGGGTCATTAACTGCTGTAACTGGAATATTTAATGCTAAGAAAAAAGAATCAGAAGAACAAAAACCAGCAGTAGAAACAAAAGCAAATAAAAATAGTGTTGTTTATGGAGATTCAGTTAACTTAGAAGCAACTGCAAGTGGAGGCGATTGGAAATTCTCATATCAATGGACTGATTCTAACGGAACGGTTATATCTTCGGCAGCAAAAGCTACGGTTACACCTACACAATCAACAACATACACATGTAAAGCAACTGATGGTACAGGTACTGCATCACAATCTAGTATTAATATTACTGTCACCGAAACTCCTAAATAAGTTTAAAATTTTCAAATTTCACAGTAAGTTTATTATTAGAAATTTTTATCGGATATTTAATAGGGGGATTTAATTTTATTATAGATGTATCAAATGGATTTTCTTCATTATTTGTTATTAAACAATTAACTAAAATCAAACCCATACTAATTCGATTTTTAATAAATTCAACACAATCATCATCACTATTTCTAATTAAGAAATCAAAATATTCTTGCATTTTATTTATGTTTAAAAAATTAGATTTGATATCATCATAAAAATATATTTTATCATAATATTCTTTTTTTATAGGTATAAATTTATCATCTTCAATAGTTAAACCTATTAAATGTTCCAATAAAACTTTATTTTTATCATAACTAACATTATTATTTAATCCAGATAATTTTATTGCTTCAGATACAAAATAAATTTTACTTATTTCTAATCCATATTCACTAAGTTTAACCCTAAGCTTATTAAGTAAATTTGCGTGTTTTTTTCTATCAGATCGTGCAGTTAAAATTCCAATCTCGATATCTTCACCTATTAAATGTTTTATATTATCCAATAAAAATATAACATCTTTCTTATTTAAAATTTCATCATCAAAATGTTCAGCGTAAGATATACCCAAATCTCGCATTCTAATATTTTTTTTCTTTCTTAAAATACGATCCATCATATCTTTTGATATGAAAAATTGTTCACCATTATATTCTAACAAAATATCATCTTTTACATAAATACCACTTTTTATTAATGCAAATTCAATTGGCGAAATTTTTAATATTGGAATAGCGGGTTTATTTTTATCTATAACCCAAATAAAACTCTTAATATACCAGAGAGTATTATCTAAATCGAAAAATGCAATTTCTTTACTCATATTTTATAAAAATTTTAATAAATCTAATTGTTGGTGTTCAATAAGTTGCATAGCATCTTCTTTTGAAAAAAATCCAGCTTGAACAGTTTCACCCTTTAAGAATTCATTAAGTATCATATCATTAAATAGTTTAATATTCAATTGTTCTTTTTCAATATTGACAACATAACACGTCAACACCTTATTTTTATTAGATTTGATATATTTGATAATATATTTTTCACCATCTTTGAGATATTTCTTCTTCAATTTTATTCTAGACTCTTCTTTCAATTCTCTTAATGCAGTTTTCATTTTACTCATTTTACCGTCAATGTGACCTTTTGGTATTGACCATTTCTTGTGTTTTCTTTTAAATTTTCTCGGTCTGACTAATAATATTTTATTATTATAAATTAATATCACCCCAGATAACTTATGAGTATCACTTTCTACTATCATAAATATCAATTTTTAACGTTTTCTACTACATTCTCGACTTCTTCAACATCTTCTGATGTGATATGAATTGGTATATCTTTAACTCCATTAAAATCAACAAAAGCAATCTTTTCACCTTCTTTGTATTCTACATTGTCAACAATATCACCCAATGCTGGCAACTCATTTCTAGAAACAGAAAATGATTCTACAAATTGATTATAAGTTTTTATCATTTTGCACATTAATAGTTTTATTATTATATATATAATTTAAAAAATAGTTTTTGATTAATTTTCATAAAATAATTTTTTAATTTGCATGTTGATCTGAAATCAAAAGTAAATCTTTTGGGGAATATTTATATTCAACACCTGTTAGTGTATTTTTAACATAAACAAAATTATTATCTAATTTAATAACATGTGCATATTTATCTCTTATTTCATCCATATTTTTATACCATTTAGATGGCAAAACTTTATATCCAACTTTAAAATCATCAATAACATTTTCTTTATTATCGTTAATATGTTTTCTTTTAAGTATATCACCAAATGTATAAAAATTATTCTAATTTATATAATTTTCAAATAATATTAGATGTCTCATATTTTTTTATTTTTATATATTAAAAAAAAAGTTCACAAAAGTGAACTTTTTTTTTAATATTTTTATTTTTAAGGTTTATATTTTCCTAAACTATTCATTATAGAACTCATATTGGGCATATTTGGCATCTTTTGAGAATTTTGTTGGCTTTCTTTTTGTTGCTTATTTTCTCTTTCTATGCGATCATTTAATCTTTTTACATATTCTTCAAATTCCCACCAAGGAATATCGTTCCAATAATTAGGTGGAATGTGATCAATATCCATAAATCCAAATTTATTATCCAAAATATTCGTCAATGACATCTGGAATAACGAAAAGATTTGAGGCTCCGCTGGGAAACGCCATCTCTGTGTGGACCTCCACGCCACACGAAGGACAAATTGAAAATAATTCTTTTATTCCAAATAACATCTTATTTACGGCTTGATTCAAAATTTGAAACGTTTTCATATCCATTCTTTTGAATTCATTTTCTTTTTCTTTAATACCAGCATCTGATATTTTACTTCTATCATGTAACATACATGATGCAATTTTCAAAAATGATACATTTATATTCTTCTTATTTTGATTTTTTGCTATAATATCACCAAAAAGTAATTCTTGAATACCTATAGTCGGTGGAGCCAATTTATAATCAACCCCATCTATATTAAATATAAATACTCGTTCTTGGGCATTAAAAAATTTAGCTAATTTTTCTGGCATCTCATAATTAATAAAAGATTTTTGAACTTTATCTGAACTAGTTGCTCTTAATTCAATCTTAAATTCATGACTACAATTTTCACATGTTACATCTTTAGATAAGTTTTTTCCACCTGGGAATGTTAATTCACGAATCATAAATATTAAATATAATCTATCTCCATCACGAACATCTTTATATGATCCAGATTGTCCATTAGGAAATGTAAATTTAATACAAGTACTCAATAATTGATTCATTTTTTCAGTAATATCTAAATAATTATTATCATCAACCACTGAATATGCTTGAACCTCTTGTACCTTAGAGGCTCTAATAGATATTTTTGTACCCTTTTTATAAAATATTCCACAAGGTAAAATATCTGTTGGTATAACCATATATTCATTTGATGGCGAAGAATCTAAATATGAAGTATCTACCTTTTGAATACTTTCTAAATCATCACCATCATCGTTGCTTATAAAATTATTTTGTAAATAATTTAATGCTTCATCTTCTTTTTTCTTATCGAATTTTTCATTCATGTTAATATTATTATTTTTTGATTATATATTAAAGATTTACGTTCCCCTCATAAAAATTAACATAATATATTTTTATATATACATAAATAATTAAAAAAAGATTAAAAAATAATATATGATTATTCCTGAATATGATGAAAATTTTAAAAATGAAGATTATGGCTTAGACCATTCATATCAAATAGAACCACAAGGATATTCAGATCCTCAAATATTATATAAATTTTATTATCGTGGTGGATCTTTAGATGTTTTAAAATTAGCAGGTACAATAGATATTATATGGTCTATAGATTATCCATTTTATATTATTGATGGACAAGGTACAACAGGAGTTACAATAGCATTAATACCAGTTTTAACCAAAGAACGAGAGAAAATAATTACAGTAACAGGTCTTACTCAAATAAAATATACATATAGAGATTTAAAATATAGCATCTTAAATTTAAAAATAAGTAAATGTGACAATATTAGATGGGAAGAAAATTTAGAATTAAAATATAAACAAGGTGCTGCTTGGATAATAGAAGGTAACAATTTTCCTATAATTACAAAAAATATAAATAATAAAATAATACCAACAATAGAGACATATACTATTAAACCAGCATATTCACAATCTGGAAATCCACCAAAAAATATAACAAATCCAGATAGTTACACATTTAAAGTTAAGGGGGGGAGAGTTAAAAAAATATATGGTGGAACAGCACCTATAAATGGTGCTTGGATTAATAACTTTTTAAAAGTTGATATTGAATGGTATCAATCTGGATCAACATATTTTTCATTTTACTCAGCTTGGAGTAATGAAACACTTAAATTTCCTAACACGTTAGGAATAAATGTAACCGAAAATAAAATATGAAATATTTAAAAAAATTCGAAAATAAAAATTCACTGTTAGATATATTAGCAGAATTAGGGCGAAATAGTTATGATTATCATGATATAGAACGAGTTAAGCTAAAAATATGGGAACACCAAGATGAAGTTAATATGGAAAGATGGGTTACCCCATTACAAATAACTATTCAACAACTTAAAAATGTTGAATTAACAAAAGAATTAATTAAAGCTGGTGCTGATGTTAATTTAAAAGTTAGTGCTCGTGGCGAAACACCAATATTTAAAGCGGTATGTACAGATAATTTAGAAATGGTAAAAGTTGTAATTGATGCTGGTGCAAATGTTAATATAGGAAATACTATGAGAAATGATCCACCTTTAATATTAGCATATCAAAGATATAGAAGCATAAACGATAACGAAAAAGAAGAGTGCTTACAAATTGTTCATGAATTAATTAAAGCTGGCGCAGATTGGAATCTTAAAGATTCAACTAATGCAGATCGAAATCATGAAGATTTTATATACTATACAAATTTTTATAAACAAACAAAATATTTTGCTAAATTATATCCAGATAAATATAGAGAATATTTAATAAAAAAAGATAGTGAAGAATATAATTTATAAAATAATAATAAATTATATCATTATCTTATCGGTTTTTAGCTTTTTGAATAGTTACACCATTATTATATTCAATAACTAATAAATCTGGATCATTTTTTGCCTTTGATATTATATTATATATGAAATTATTTATAATTTTATTATAAGCTATCCATAAACATTGATCTTTACCTCTATTATTATTAAATAAAAAAGATTTAATAATTTTTAATGCTAAACCTTTACCTTGTAATGAACTTATGAGCTCAATATGAAATTCAAGAATAACATTTCCATTATTTATTTTTGGATATGTTACATATTTATATCTTATCGTTGAACGCCCTGTTAAAATTGATGGAATATTAATTTTTTCAACATTAAAATCATTTACGATTTTATGTTTAAATGTTATATCAATCGGTTGTATATTTTTTATCCAAATATCTTTTAACCATGCATCATTCTCATATATCTTTATATGCTTTATATGTTTCATATGTTATATATAAAAAAAGTCATAAAATAATTAAACTTAGACTATATTTTTAATTTACCATTACTTTATTTTTCTGACATCTTCTACAATATCATCATTAATCAATCTACTTGAAATAATACATTCCAATAATTCTTTATATTGATCCTCAATATTATCAAAATCATCAAAAATTTTGCTTCGTTTCTTGTCATTTGATATTAAACTAAATATTCTATACACTTATTATATTCTGCAAACAATTCATAGTTTGTCTCGGATAACCATTCAGATAGTGTTTTGAAGTCTTTTATGCCATCTTTAATCATACTTTTAACATATGATTCATATTCCATTAAAGTTTCAAATTTACCCATATTAAAAAGCCAAATATTTACACATTGTGTATATTTCAACAGTTGATTTAAATTATTATATTTTACCATATTTTTAAATATTATTTTACAGTAGCATTATTACTCCAAAAATCTACACTTTTAAGATATTGTTCTCTATCTAATGGTACACCAGATCCACCTTCTTCAATACCAAGTGCATTACGTAACATTGTTTCAGGTTTCATTGGTTCCTCATTTGGGTGACTTTGACCAAGTATAGCAACAACACCCCAATCAGCATCAAATTCAGATGCTCCAGATAAATCTAAATCCATATTTTCTTCTGCTTCTTTATCAATTTGTTCTTTACTATAAAGAACTAAAACTAACCATTCAGCTTTAGGTTTTCCAAGAGGTAGTTCTAACCACCTTGAAAAAACAGGTAACTCTTTTTCTCGCCTTGCTGAATATCCAGAACGAAGATATTGATAGTTTTCTAATGTAATTGGTAATGACCCAATTCTAGCATCCGTAAAATTTTGAATCGCTAACAATTTACAAAATGGAGCATATCCATTTTTAACTCGAATACTATCGGTTATTTTTACATTACAATGATTTTTAATATTAAGGGATAACGACTCATATATATCATTATTGTTAATATTCACTTCAAATTGATCTGGTGTAAAATCTAATATTTTAGTCCCACCAAACTTTGGATCAAAATGTCTTAATGCAAAATCTGTTATTTTTATTTTCATAAAATGTATTTTTTACAAATGTAGTAATATTTTTCAAACTTATAAAATATTTTTCAATATAATATAAAAATAATTTAAAAATTATGTTATTATTAGCTCAGATTATTCTAACTGTTATAGTTTGGAAAAAAGGATGGAAATGGTTATCATTAATACCCATTGGTGTATGTTTATTATTTGGATTATTAATAGGTTTAAGTGGTGGTGAACCATCTTCAGGTATATTTATCGATATTATTGCAATTGTCGCATTAATTATAATGTTGACTAAACAAAAAATATCAGCATCTAAAGACGGAGATAAATAAAAAAAGAAACACTATTAGTGTTTCTTTTTTATTTTGAAAATCCAATTGTTTTAGAATCTTCATTTCGATAGGAAGTCACAATTTTTTCCATATTCTTTAATGTTGCAATAGAATCCGAAACATCATTACCAAAAATAAACACACTCTTTATAAATTCACCCAAATGAGCAATAGTTAAACCTTCTGTTTCTGATACAATTTTTGATATAAATTTTTCTCCACCACGTTCTTCAATATCTTCTTGTAGTATTTTGTGTTCAAAATAATATTTTCTAACACTTGCATCTGGTAAACCAATATAATATCGTTTATCAAACCTTGATGGTCTATTTAAAATTCGTTCTTTTAATTTCTCTGGATAATTAGTACATCCAATATTAACGACATTTTCAGATTGATTCATTCCATCTAAAATATTTAATAACATTGTTTCAATTTCTGGATCTCTAGTTAATCCATCTAAATCTTCAAATAACGCCAAAACTGGTGTATCAGGTTCGATTGTTCTAAATACCGTTGACATAGCATCAAGATACGTCTCCAACGCTCTAGAATTATTAATAGATAATACAATACCACCTTTTGAAATAACCTGATTTGATAATAACGCAGTAATACTACTTTTTCCACATCCAGGTTTTCCATGTAACAAAATGCCCCGTTTATATGCAAATTTGTATTTCTTAAATAAATCTTTATGATCCCAAAAATAATCAATATCTTTTAAAATATTATTAAATATTGGATTTGGGAGATCCAACAATTCATCTAATTGTAATTTCTCTTTCACAAACATATATCTACGATATTCATCGTTCCATTTAATGCTATATTTACCAGCAGCCAATTTCGGAATAGTTATTAATTCTAATGTTGGTATAAATTGATTGTTAGATTCTACAATCCATGATGTGTATGATTTTTTTCCCTCTGGAGATATTAATGGTGTCTCCTCAACAGATTCGCAACATTCATTTATTGCACGTAATTTTTTTTCGTTCATAAATATTTTTATTTTTTAAATTATACTGAAAAAAATTAAAAAAGTTTATTTATTATTATATTTTTTCTGTTGATTCTTGTAAGTTGACGGATTTTCTCTCTGAAATTTAAAATTTTACATTTTAATTTTAATAAACATTTAATATTTTTTTAAATATAAAAATAAAAAACTATTTATGGAAAAAAGAAGATTTTTAGTAGATACTAATATATGGGCATATCAAGGTGTTCCAGTAAAAATTATATTAGGATACTTATCACAAGATAACAAAAAAGATATAATTGTAAAAACATCTAGTGAAGGGTGTTCACTGTTAATAAATTCATACGAGTACAAAATACCAAAAAATGATGCTCACAACATGCTCGAATTATGTAATAATAATTTGATTAAAAAAATTAGATATAAGTATAAATTTGAAGGTAGAATTTGGTATATCAATGAATTTAAAGGTGATAACGAAGGTTTATTTATAGCTGAAGTGGAATATGATGATACATATTTTGAAAAACCAATATGGGCATTGGAAGAAATAACATATCAATCACAGTATTCAGATGACAATCTATCGTTAAGACCATATTCAGAATGGTAAAAATAAGTACCAAACCTTATAATAATGAAATATAAGGTTTGGTACTTATTTTTAAATTTTCACATTTCGATTTTTTATATATAAAATAAAAACATAAAAAATGAAATATATTAAAAAATATTTTGAATATAATCAATATAATTATATAAATGTATTAACAATAAACGAAAACGATCTTTTTTATAATTTTGTAGATTATTATTATAATTCAAATCTTATTTCAGATAATGATAGATTGATAATAGAAAAATATACAGATTATTCATTGTCAAATTATTTAATTAATGAAAACTTTTTTGATAAACTCAAATCTAGATATGATAAAGCCGCAACTGTTGTTAAAAATGTCCCAGATGGTGCTAAAAAAGCTCTAAGTAGTGTTATTGATGCAGCTAAAAGTTCAGTAGAATTTGTTAAAAATTTAGTTAAACAATTAAACAACTCAATATCTAATATACTAAACAATACTACAAACAAAATAAAAAATAAATTATTATCTGATAACAATTTTATAAATGCAATAAAAAAACAAGCAACTACTTCTAAAGATGGTATTATTAAAGATATGAAAACTTGTAAAGATGTTGTAAGTTTTTATAAAACTAAATTAGGAACAATATTAAGTGATAAATTAACAAATGGATTTACACAGGTTGTAACTAATGACGATTTACCAATTGAAGAAAAATTAGCTCAAATTAAAGAAAACTTAACAATGGGTAAAAATGTTATTTCATCATTTATACATGGTATAGAAAAAATACCACCATTTAATATGTTACATAAAGTTAAAGAATTAGGCGAAAAGGGAGCAAATTATATTATTAAAGCTCTATCATATTTCACTAAACAAATGGGTGGTCAAGAATTCGATCTTCCTGTAGTTGCAAGCTTAATCGGTATAGCTATGGAATATAATATTAAAGGTTTAGCTAAACATGGATTATTAGATACAATTGGACTAATTACTGTTCCTGTTATTGCAACACTTATTAAAACTGTAGCTTGGTGTGCGACTTTCATTGCAGCAGTTATGGTTATTGATGATATATTAGGATTAAATATATTATCACATCATAATCATACAGAAAAACCTACACCAGCAACTGCACCCGCAGCAGCCACTCCAGCAGCACCATCAACCAAACCAGCTACTCCAGCAGCATCATCAACTTCAACACCAACAGAACCACCAACACAAGCGACACAAACTAAATAATGAAAAAAAAAGCTTAATCGATGATTAGGCTTTTTATTTCTCGTTTTTTTTCGAAATATAAAAAAAAACATTTTGAAATAAAAAAAAAATTGCTACCTTTACAGCGTATTAATTAATAAACCTATCAATGAATATAAAGAAAATAGAGAAAATAAAGGATAAGCATATTTATGTTTGTCTTATGATTCACGAATTTTTAAATTATCTAAAATTTGATGAAATTAATATTAAATTTGTTGATAATTATGATTATGTTTATAGTGAAATTGATAACGTATCATTATTTGTAACAGTTTATAATGACGAAATGGAAATATCGTATCTTACGATAAAAGATGAACTATTAGATGAACTATATTTATATATTGAAGACCCAGATATGTATATAAGTGCAAACACTAAATCTGAAAATATATCAAAAATTCCATTATCTATTATGACTATGGAGTTTCATATGAATTAAAAAAAATTAATTCTGATAAATAGAAAATAAATGGCAAATTTTTTAAATTGAAAATTTATGAACAAAGACGAATATATGGAAAAACACGATAAAATTCGTGACGAAATTAGCAATAAATATGGAAAATTTATTTTCTAATTGTTAGTGTATTTCATATTAATAAATTAGAAATACTATGTGAAGATCAAGGTTGGACAACAAAAAGATTAACATATCCTGATTCATTCCAAATGTGTTCACAAATATATGATGGAGATGTTCTTATTGGTCATATTAAAAGTTCTGGGTTTGCATTTATCGAATTATAATAGAAAACGAAAATATGCAGAAAAAATAAAAAATAACACAATATTCATTAAACCTATAAAGGGTTGCCATCGAATATTAGATTGGCATAAAGTCAGAGGAAAATTACATTGTCTTGCTGGTGGTCAAACAATTTTACATACAATTCCAATTGAAATACCAGATGATAAAATACAAAAATTTATCAAAGAAAAAAAGTTAGAAGATCTAGTCGATGAAAATAAAAACGAAAAATAAAAAGATGGTTTAATCTATATATTTCTATTTTATAAATTATATGATTCTATTTCCTTGGCTTTTTCATAACTAATACCTTCTGGTTTATATTTATCCATATACCATTCATCTTCAATGTTATATACTCGTTCTGGGCTTATCATAAAACTATCTTCGTCTGCATCTTCAACTATAAGATAACCAGAACGAAAACCTTCAACAATCGCCTCAAATTCCCCATATAACCAATCATCATCTTCTTCTGGATCTGGTATCATAACATAATCACCCTTTTCTAATTCTCGACCATTCATATCAAGATACTTTTCATTATTATTTTCAAACGTTTTTATGTATTTCATATTTTATTAATTTTTTTATAATATTCAAATGGAATATCTTCAACTCCAGCTATTTGATAAGCAGCAAAACGATGATGACCATCCTTTAGTATATTGTTGGGATACAAAATAAGTGGCGGTAATTTTCCACCTTTTTTTAATTTACTAACCATCGAATCAACACGCAGTTTATCTAATGGCATCTTACCATTTTTAATTAACTCAATTATCTTATTAACATTTGATGTGTCAACAGGAACGATTTCTTTCTCAAGTTCAATCTTATTAATATCTATAGTATTAGAATGAAAATTTTCAAATTTTTTAATCATAATATTATATATAAAAATATTAATTATTTTTTGATCTATTTAAATTACCTTCATAAATAATACCATTAATCTCTCGTGTTGTTGCCCACAATGGTCTTAAATTTTCTAATGCACAAACAACACTAACATCACTATCTTTATCAAAATTAATAACACCCTTTATATGGTCTATCTGCCAATCACCATAATTATCCCATGTCATTCCATCGGTAAATTGTTTTTCAATATGTTTTTTTAATTCTAATGCGGAGTATCCTAACATTTCTATTGTGTGACCTTGTTTAACTGTACCTAAACGATTAAGTGTGGAATATAGAAGAGATCTCCATGCTATAATATGGGGATTATTATTACGATATTTATAAAATTTATCTTTACATTCCGTTCTATAATATTTATTATATTTTTTAGTTCGTTCCAAATTTTCTGGTATATTACGATATTCTTTTTTCTTTTTTAATATTGCTTCTCTATTTTCGATATGATATTCTTTTTTGCGTTTTAATATTTGTTCACGATTTTCAGCATAACGTTTTTTATCATACGCTTTTTGTTTTTCTTTAAATCCGTCAGTGTTTTTATATTTAATTTGAATATTCTTAATGCATTCTTTACATTCGTATCTATGTCCATCGATTGTATCACACTTCTTATGAAATTCATTTAAATCTTTAAGTTTACCACATATTCTACATATTTTATTCATATTTATAATTTTAATTTCCTCCCAATAATCAAAAAATAAAAAAAACAAAACCATTTTTTGAATGGTTTTGTTTTTTGATTAATAATAAAAATCTTCCCAGTAATCCGCTACAAAGTTTGCAGTGAATTCCATGATACCAGTTGAATCTTCCCAAGAAAGTTCTTCAACACCTGAAAATTGTTTCATCATAGCATTATGATAAGTAACACGTCTAATAACTTTACCTTCTTTATCGTGTTGGTGAATAATAATATCACCTACAAGGTTTTTCTTATAGTGTAACGTACCAGTTTCGTTATTCCAGCCTAAGTCGTACCAATCTTTTAATATTTTGAAACAAAACATTTGATAGTCTTCGTTTTGGTTAAGGTTAAAAGTGATAGCTAAGTCTGAAACGTGAGTTTCTGCTGGCATCATTGTAAACACTCTAGTTGAGTATTTGAACCTTTGAGTTTGAGATTGTAAGTCAGGATAAGTTGGAAACTTAGCTGTTTTAGTATTCTCCATCAAAAGGTGTGTTGCGTTAGGATGAATAGATTGAAGTACTGTTGGTAAAATAATAGTAACTTCATATAAATTCTTGTGAATTGGCTCCCATTTTTCTCGATGAGAATCTACCATTGTAAAGTGTGCTAAACCCATATTTTGTGATTTTTTTATTTATATATAAAAAAAACCACCCTTCATCAAATAAAAAATAAAAATATTTTTTTTTTGTGCTTAATGTGCATATAATGGCAATTATATAAAAAACACAAAAAAATGAATATATAATTTTTATATATATGAATATAGGAAAAATAATAGTAACCTACATATGAACATAGACAATTTACTTAAATTAAATGATAAATCAGGAAAAATATTTAAAGAATCTTATATAAAGAAATATTATAAATCTGTTTATTTAAAAATAAACAATTATTGTGAAAAATACAATTTAATTGATATTCAATTTAAAGAGAAAATGTATCATTACCATCATGATATACAAAATCACTGTTTATGTACTTGTGGAAATAGATTATCTTTTATAAATTTCAATTCTGGATATTCTAAACATTGTAGTCAAAAATGTTCACATAATGACCCAGAAGTAATTAATAAAACTAAACACACATTAATAACCAAATATGGTGTTGATAATCTTCAAAAATCTAACACGATAAGAGAAAAATATTATCAAACAAATATTACTAAATTTGGAGTTAAACATCCTGCACAAAACTCTAAGATTTTAGATAAAATGAAAAATACAACATTTGAAAATCTAGGAGTATATTACCCGTCTCAAGATAAATCCATTAGAGATAAATATTATAAAACTATAATTAAAAAAAATATTGATAAATACGATAATTTAATAAATATAGATTATAACACTAAAAAAATGACATTTGTATGTGATTGTGGGGAGTTTCATAAATTTCAAATATCCACAGATTTGTTCCAAAATAGGAAGAAAGCAGAATTAAAATTATGTACCATATGTAATACAAAATTTACATCTCAATCCGAGATTGATTTTTTAAATATATTTAATATAAATTATATACATAATGATAGAAAAATAATAACGCCATTAGAATTAGATGTTTATATTCCAGATTTAAAACTCGCATTTGAATTTAACGGATTATATTGGCATAATGAAATAAATAAAGAAAATAAATATCATTTAAATAAAACCGAACTTTGTGAACAACAAGGGATTCAATTAATTCACATTTGGGAAGATGATTGGGTTTATAAACAAGATATTGTTAAATCTATAATTTTAAATAAATTAGGAAGATCTAATAAAATATTTGCAAGAAAATGCGAAATAAAAGAAATCATAGATAGCGAATTGGTTAGAGAATTTTTAAATAAAAATCATTTACAAGGGTTTATTGGTTCAAAAGTAAGAATTGGATTATTTTATGATAATGATTTAGTTAGTTTAATGACATTTGGTAAAAGACGGATTGCTATGGGTAAAAAAATATCTAAAAATGATGAATATGAATTATTAAGATTTTGTAATAAATTAAACACCAATGTTGTAGGTGGTGCTAGTAAATTATTTAAATATTTCACAAATAAATATAAACCAACAGAAATAACAACTTACGCAGATAGAACATATAGTCAAGGAAAATTATATGAAACTCTTGGTTTTGATTTTATATGTAAAACGGTTCCTAATTATTATTATATAGTTGATGGTATTAGAAAATATAGATTCAATTACAGAAAAAATATTTTAGTTAAACAAGGATTCGATATAAATAAATCAGAACATGAAATTATGTTGAGTCGTAAAATTTATAGAATTTATGATTCTGGAAATTTAAAATTTAAATATTATAAATTATAAATTTGTGCTTATTTTATTAATTTTAATTCTTCAAAAAATGAATCTGATAATCTTCGTATATTTCATAATTATTTTTATAAATTAAATTCTTCTATTGTATTTATTTCTGGATATTTAAATTTTATCATATTTAATAATTCACTAACATCCTCACTAGACATATTTCTTAAATATATAGATTTCATATTATTAAATAATATTTCATTACCATCGAAACTAATTATTTTACTATTCTTAGGAAAACCTACAACATTGTCAATCTCAATTTTTGTAAATTTTAAAATTTCAGGAATGATTCGAATAAATTCCATTCTATCATTTATAAAAATTATAGTTTCAGTTATTTTACCATAATAAAAATCTAAAACTATTTCTATATCTTTTTCATTGGATAGTGGTTTTAGATTAAATTGCTTATAATCCGCAGTTAATTCTTCACCATTAAAATTAACATCTATCGGTAAATTATACTCACCATCCCAATAAGGTGTAGCATATAAAATACAATCTAAATTATCTTTTGACCATTCAATAGCACCAGTCATATTATCAACATATGGTATAAACCCGTTTATATTTTTTTTATCATGAATTATTTTATCGTGTAATATATCGATAAGATGTTGAGATTTTTCATCAAAAAGATCACTATTCTCATAAAGTTTATATGTTTTTATATATTTCATAAATTAAAAGTGTTTTTATCTGCAATATATGGTAACATATCAATTAAATAATCTGGATCATCTGATTGATCATAAATTTTTAAAGTATCTACACTATTTCCATAATAATCTCTAAGTGATCCGACTTCTAGGTTTCCATCAAAATAAGAAAATATAGATTTTAAAGATATCGAATCTGTTCCACCTAAATCTTTCCCAACTTTATACACTGTTATAGCATTATCCCTTCTTACGTCATCACAAATTATATATTTTTTATAATTTTTATATGTATCATTTTCGAACAGTTTTATATATTTCATAAATCGTATTTATTTTTTAAATCGTCATATATATCTGTATTGAAACTCTCATAATCATATACATCTAAAAATCTATCAGGTGAAATATGTTCTAAGCACACCCATTCAAATTCTACAGAATCGAATAAATCTAAACCAGTTAAGTCAACAACTATTAAACATTCTTTAAATTCTTTATCGTTTTCTTCTTCCCATTCTTCTATTCTTTCTCCGAACCAATTCATAAGGGCATTTTCGCAATCGTCTATTGATTTAAATAAATATACACCTTTAACGTCTCCTGATTCTCCAAAATCTTCTGGTACACGAGGTTCCAATCCATTTTTCATAATTTTTTTAAGATTAGATTGGTTTGTTACATGGTAACCAATAATTTTTTTATTTATATTTTCGAATTTTTTCAAATATTTCATAAGTTATAATTTTCACTTTTTATTTTTATTTTAAGGTTTTCCAAATCAGAATCATAATATTTTACATATTTAGGGTTTATTAAAATTGTGCCATCATAATTAAAAAGATGTTTAATAAATGCTGGAATATTTTCATATTTAATTGTAATATTATTATGAACAATATTTACATTATTTACAACTCCGATATTATTCTGTTTAAATTCACCAAATTTTTGTTTTTCTTTTATGGTGGCGTTCATTAGAAACATTTCAGATGTATCTAATAATACGTAATCGCCTTTTTTTATATTGATATTTTTGACTCTATCACAGACCAAAGCCGTCTGGTGATCCACCCATTTTTCGAATAATATTAAATGATTCATTTTTATTTTTAATTTTTAATTTTTACAAAATATCAGTTTATTTTTTTACATTCTATATATAAAAATTTAAATATTATTATATTTGTAAAATAAAAAATATAGTTATGTGGATAATTAAGCTGGTATATTTTTCCTTGGACTTGGTGTAATCTTTATTGGATTTAAATATCTTAAAAAAACATCGACAAAATGGTATACGGTTTGGATTGTATTAAGTACAATAGCAATGTATTATTTAAAATAAGATATGAAAGAAAAAGAATTTACAGAATTGCAATTAAAGCGATTACCAAAAACCACATATTTAGTTGATGATCCGAATTAAAATAAAAAAAGGGAGAATTTCTTCTCCCTTTTAAAAAATAAAACATTAACTATTATTTAAATCCCATTGATTGAATACCACCTTTTTTCATTATAGTAATATTATTTACTATGATACCCATTCCTTTGATAAGTTCCACATACGTATCCAAAACTCCCATTTGAAGATCAATAACATAGTCTGTGTTATTAGATTCATCACAAACGTTCCAGAAATCGTAGAAAGCATCGTTATCTAACATATCTTTACATATTTTGTCAGCACGGAATTTGATTTCTGCTCTAATTTCTGCGGTATTGAACTGCCATTGATATCTCAATAACATATCATACAATCTATTTTCAAGTTCGATAAGAACTTCTCTTGAGTGTAAGAAGCTAAGTGAGCTATAAGGGAAAACTTGTGCAGTTGACTCTGAATTAATACAATATCCATTGTTTATCTTGTAAACAATTGGGTTTGCGTTCATTTGAAATAAGTTTTCTTGATCAGTTGTAGTGAAATCCATTTCAGTTTTAGTGATATTTTGAACTCTACCATTGGTAATACCTGCGGCAATAGTCCAAGGAACCATACCTGCAACATTTGATGTGAACTTATTCATATAAGTTGTGGCTGCATAAGCTGCTGGCGGAACCCACTTAGGAATACCATTATCATAAATTCTGATATAAGGGAAGAAATAACCCACTGTACTTCTACCATCAATTTCACCATGCTGTTGTGCAAATTGATAATAATAGTCTGGGTTTTTAGATTCATCAGCACCAGCCTTTATAAATTCGGTTTTAAGAACACCTTCATCATCAACAAATGATGGGTTAGTTGATTCTCTAAATATTTTAGCACTTGGCATAGAAATAAAACCTAAACAGTTTAATTTTAATCCACACAAGTCGGCCAATTGTTGTTTTGATCCAAAACCATCAGTCGGAGTAAGACCTAAACCGAATGAATCCACTAAATATCTCCAAGATATTTTATTTTTATCAGCTAGAGCTTTTGATAAATTAGTATCATAACCAATAATATTCAATATTGAATTTTGTCTTGCGTCTGTACCGTTAGGTATAGAATCAGCATGAACTACAAACGGACGAATTTTCATTGCTTTATATTCATCAACATAAGTATCGATTGAAGGATAGCATGTTGTTTGGAAATCATTTGGTTCTGTACTATTTGTACCATCAATAATATCTGTGATTTTGATTGGTGCATCAGTATAAAGTATTTTACCATCCACATCATATGGATCATTCTTAACTTTAATAACACGAGTTAATTTACGTGGAACTGATCCTTCTAAATAACCATCACCACTTGGTTCGGCATAATAATCTTCATCATAATAAGCTGATAAGAAACTACCCTTTGTAATTTCAGAGTAACGATTTTTATCAACTTTAATTGATTGACAATTTAAAATATCATCACCATACCATTCTTCAATTTCAACAGTTTGTTGCCAATTTGCTTTATTAGAATAAATTTTTAATTCATAATTATATTTAGCTGGATCATCCCAAGCAGTCTCTGTAACTTCATATGATGTATCAGGATTTACTGTCGATAAGAAATTAACAGTAAGAATGTTATTTTGATCTACATACATTTTTAAAAATACCTTTGTTGGGGGTGTTGATCCACTAGCATTATCAGAAAAGAAATAATCCATATTATTTATAACTCCATTATAATAATCTTGATAAAATTTTGAATATGTAGCAACGATACCAGTTTTACTTTCAGTACCTAATACAGAATATCTTGTTACAAGAGAATTTGTAATAATCATCACATCATGTAATAAAAATTCATCATCAACATAATAAATTAAAAACTCGTTACCATAATGACATTCATCAGGAGTATCACAATATAACTTAACAGCCGCATTAGACATAGATGTCGCATCAACAGGTACAATTGAAACAACTGAAACTTTATCCCCATCCTTAAATGTTCCACCAGAATTAGCTTTAACTAACACACTTTTAGCTGAAATTTTATCATAAATTTCATTAAATGCAGCAAATTGTCTTAAGTAATTATAATCATTATAAACTCCTGTTTGACCAGATGTTCCAGCAAATTCAATATTAACATATCCACCTAGTGAATCACCACCATGAGAAACATTTGTTTCATAACCACTAGTTGTTCCAAGCGCAATATAGCCAGTAACATCTAATGTTGTGGCAGAATAAGTAACTGTGAATGCTGATCCTGATTTTTGTTGATGCACATAACCTAATATAATAGTATTATTTAAACTATAATTAAAATCTGGTTTAATTGCACCAGTAAAACTATTTGCAGATATACCATATAAAGTATTTACGGTATTATCATTTGTAAGATAAAGAACATCATATCTTGATCCTTCATCTGAAGTAACTGCGCTTAACGTCACAACTTGTGTTGTAAAACCAGTAACTATTGTCCCACCGATTGTATAGTAAGTATCTGATCCACCACCAGCAACAGTAATAGTGTGTGCCGATGTACCAGTTACAATAACACCAATAGTCATACCAAAAATAAGACCATTTGTATATGCCCCAGAACGATCATCTACACCACTATAAACGTAATCTTGATTAAAACTATTTGGGCTATTTGTGATAACATTATCAGATGAATCCAAATATTTTTGAGAATATGTTAATTCTTCTTTAAGAGTTGCTTCATATGACATAAATTTGATTGTATCAATAGATTCATCTCCAGCTATAACGTCACCAATTATATCAAGGTTACCTAATTTAAAATCTGCTTCTAATAATGAATCTTCATTATAAGTACAGAATAACCCAGTTCTATCTGTATTATTATTAATAACATTTTTAATATACATATCACGATCATTAAGATCTTTAAAATAAGGTATTAAAGAACAATCATATTTAGCAAGAACGTTTACAGTTCTAGTATTTAAAAAGCCACTAACTTGACTTTTCATTAATCCGTTTCTATTAAAAAATTTACCAAATATTAAATCATTAGATAATGTTTTATAATCACTCCAATCACCAGCTAAAACTATGACAGATACAAGATAATCTGAAATCCATTCACGGTAATCGATATATGATGGAACTTTTGTTCTACCACCATACCATTCTTCAGCAGTTACATCAAATCCACTAACATCCGATTTAAACATAAATACTGTAATATCCTTATCTCCCATATTAGTAATATGGAAAAGTTTTTGGTTATCTTCAACACCATAGTTATTAGATTTAACTACATTTAAAAACGCATCAGTGTCTCTTTCCCAGAAATCTTGTCTGTTGAAAAAATATTCATATGCTGAAGATTTAACATCACTATTTTTAAATTGTGATGAAACAGAAATAGATTGCCATTCAACCTTATCTCTATTTGGGTTTGTCGCTAATAAATTCAATGCCCAAACAGGACCACTTTTTAACATCTGCTTACACGTTTTATGAAAAAACGATCCTTTGTTTTCTAATCTTCTATCATCCTCACCAAAAATTGCTTCAAAATCTGAAGGATTAGTAACATATATCGGAGTGTTAAACGGTCCTTTTTTAGAGAAACCTGGAACTAAATTTATTAGAACATCCTGTACTGGGAGCTCTATAATGCTTGCGTCAATTTCATTAATGAAAATACCAGGACGTTTGTATTTTCCGAAATCTTTGTCTTTTATTGGCATAATTTAATTATTATTTTTTATGTATATATTAAATATATTTTATGAATTTTTTCTTTTTTAGATTTAATTCACTTAAATTTATATATTAATATGATTTTTTGAAAAAAAACCAAAAAACCGATAAGATACTAATTTAATATTTTTATAAATATTTGCACAATTAAAAATTTTATTGTATTTTTGTATCGTATTAATCAAACAACTATACAATTATGAGACACAATTATTTCAATAATTCGTTGTTAATCGACAGAGATTTTAATTTAAATGACGCTCAAGATACATTGAGTAAATTCCGTAATACTGTTGAAGGTGGAGTTTTAACCACAAGTTATGATAATAGAGTTGTAGCTAAGGTTGATGTGAGTAAAATATATTTTAATTTTGATTTTGCGAATTTTTCAAAAACAATTTTAGCTGAAATTACAAAATATTTTACACCAGAAAAATATTTTTTAAGTGCAAAAGGTGGTATTCAAGAAATCAGGCTTGTTGGTGATGAACTTTACATCGATAATGAAATATACAAAAAGATGATTACAATTGTCAATTCGACTGATAAATCAAGAGCATTGAGCATGAATGTTGGTTTAGTAAAAATGAGCAAATATGACTATGTTCAATCGTATATCATTTTAACTAGCTTCACAAATAAGCATTATATTTCATCTTTACCTGATAAAATAAAAGATTTTTCTGATAATCTTATTAATTTCAACATAAATATAGATTATCACATTAAAACTATCGAGGACTTAAAAGATAAAAATGTAGATATCGTTAAATTAGCAAAATCTATGTTATATAAAAATGATGGAGAATTGATAAAATCGATGGATTTAAAACTTCGTGCATTAGCAAATAAATTACAATACATGAAGAATTATAGAAACGATTGGGAAATATTTATGAATCTAACATCAAAAAATATGTCAAAAGAATTGATTGTAAACTCTAAAGATATTTTTGATGCTTATATGGTTCTATTCAAAGATAAAGATTCGTCTATCATTGCCCGTGAATCGAGGAGAATGTTAGAAGCTTTAGAACGAATATAATTAACTTCTATATAATATATTTTTAAAAAAAGAGAGCAAATAGCTCTCTTTTTTTTGCAATATTTTTTTTTTTGGTGTAACCCGACTTATATTTGTCGTATAAAATTATCAATTTGAAATTTTAAAACAAATCAAAAATAAAATACTATATAAGTGTCATAAAAAAAATTTAATATAATGGGAAATCAATTAGAATTAAAATTTGAAGAAAGAACGGGTGTAAATTTTCAATATTTTTATAAAAATTATAAACCTAAATTAATGTGGTATATAACAAAATATACTAAAGATGCAGAAATCGCTGAAGATCATGTAGAAGATGCATTTATACAAGCACTATTAAATATTGAAACATATAAAAGAAAAGATGAAGGTGGTGCTCAAGTTAACACATGGATTTATAAAATTGCAGAGAATATAGTTAAAAAATCATATAAAGATGCGGAACGATTACCAACAAACTCTTTAGATAAAGAAATGGCTGAAAATTTTAATTTATCTAATATTATCCCATATGATGATGGCGCATTACTTAACGAAGAACGACAAATATACATTAAAAAAGCAAACGTTACAAAAGAAACAATTTATAATTTATCAGAAAAAGACTCAAAATATAGACGAGTTTTAATAATGAGAGAGATTGAAGGTATGACATATAAAGATATATCTAAAGAATTGGATATAAATTTATCTACAATTAAATCTCAAATTAAAAAAGGTAGAAATATAATTAAAAAGAAATTAATTAAAAAATTTCAAGAAATAGATTTTAATGGGATTGAATAAAATATCATACGAAGCATCGAAATGGTATGTTAAATTATGGAGACATAGATGGTATTTATATGCTATCTTACTTCACATAAAAATATATCTTAAAATAACATTAATAATAGATTATATCGCAAAAGATATTGAAAATTCCGATAAAGATGAAATAAGAAAAAATTGGAAAACACTAAAAAAACACGTAGAATTAAGTAAAATGTATAAATTTTAAATAAATAAAACATGAAAAAATCAATAACAATAAATTTGATTATTGCCAACGTTATAATATATATATTAACATGTTATTTATTTCCCACAACATTCAATTTATTTGCAGTTTATCCGTTATCTGATCCAAATTTTGAAATTTGGCAACCCATAACATCAATGTTTTTACATGCAAACTTCACTCATATATTAATAAATATGTTCGTATTATATTCTTTTGGAACACAATTAGAGAAAATGATAGGACAAAATAAGTTTTCAACTTTATATATTGTTAGCGGAATTATATCAGGTACTAGTTGGTTATTATTTGGAACATCTGCGGCAGTTGGTGCATCAGGCGCATTATGTAGTCTAATGTCTGCTTATATGCTTATCGTACCAGACTCTAAAGTCCTTTTATTATTTATAATACAGATGAAAATTAAACATGCTATATATGGATTTGGTGTTATTTCATTTATATTTTCAATTTTACAATTTATAAATCCGATATATGGGTTTGGTGTCGGTCATATAGTACATCTTAGTGGATTAATTGTAGGTTACATATTAACATTATATTGGAAAAATACAAATAAAATACAAACATATTGATAATAAACCAATTAAAAAATATTAATTTTTTTTTGGCAATAATTTAGGAATAAAAAAATATTATTTTTATATTTGTCAAATAAATAAATAAGCATAAAATATGTCAAATTTTTACGATTACATTATACCAGATCAAATGCACGATAAGCTCACAGAAGCTGTTGTTGCGATGATGGCAACAGGAAACTTACCATACTATGGTGAGTTTGCCTTATTTATTAATTTCTTTGAAAGCAAAAATAACCCACATCTTAGTACAGCAGGTGTTAATGTGACTACTTCTGGTATGAACTTTTTTTGGGATAGAAATTTTATGGAGAGATTAGCCCAATCTGAGGTTAACTTTCTTCTAGTTCATGAAGAATTTCACTTACTATTCGATCACATACAACGAAGTGTTGGTTACGATTTGAAAGCAGCTAACATAGTACAAGATATGCTCATTAATCAAATTATTCACGATGAGATAATGAAAAAACAAGGACTTGGATCTGGGGTATCACCATTTATAACTATACCAAAAGATATGTTTGGTAATAACGAAGCATTATTTATACCTAAAGACTATAAAGGTGAACATATATTTGAAAATTTTTATGAATGGTATGTTGCAAAACGTAGAGAATGGCGTGAAAAAAATAAAGATAAAATAAAAAATTTTAGAAAAAACGCAAATAAATGTCCAAATTGTGGAGCTCCAAAAGATCAAGATGATCAAAGTGATAAAAAAAATACAAATCAAGGACAAGGACAAGGACAAGGACAAGGACAAGGACAAGGACAAGGACAAGGACAAGGACAAGGACAAGGACAAGGACAAGGACAA